CCCAAACAACCAGTACAAGTTGATCATCCGAAAGGGTGGTTATTCTGCTGCTGGTGTACCTGTGACGCTTATCGGTCGTTTAACGATCGATGTGCCCGCAGGTATGGACTCCTTCAATGCTGATGAAGTACGGTCATTCTCGTCGTTCCTGGTCGGCATTCTCTCTGAAGAGAGTGCAGATTTGGGCGATACGTTAGTGACTGGTGTGCTTTAGATGAGCCGCTTGGTGGTAATGATATTTCTAATACTCATTGCCATTATCTGTATCTCATCTCTTGCCCAGTTAGCATCAGACTTTTCTGATGTTCTCGATCGCAGGAATCAGCAATACACTTCTAAGGACATACGGCTAGTTTACTAGTCAATGTTCTTTGTGTATATGAGTCCGAGGAGCAATTCCCATTCAGGGCCCTTTAAAGGGTGTGATTGTGGTTGCTACGATGTACCTAACGTCTAGTCCTGAAAACTATAAATAATAGCTACAGTGCGAGATGTTAGTATCGGTAGGTTAGAGCTAGTGATGGTTCTGACCTACTGATCTTGGGTGGATTATACCACCTAATAAGTAGCGATAGCCATTACACTTAATCGGGACCTTCATAGGTTTTGCTTAGCGAGTACTTTATGACAATCAGTTCTGAAGTTCTCAATTCTCTCCTACAGTCTGATCTTAAGGACCAAGGCCTCCCTTTCGAAGGGATCTTGGCACCTGAGATGACCGCTAAGGAAGCAGCGTCTGTTAGTATCGTTAATTCACTGACCAGTAAATGGAAAGTGGAGAACACGCAGAAAGCCGATGATGCCGCTTTGGCAAAGTTCCTCGCAGCAAATACAAAGTGTGCGGAATGGTCACTACCTGATATCGTTGGATTACCTCCAATTGATGTTAGAACTGAAATGCTCCTCAACGATCTAAAGATGATCATTGCGGACTTTTGGTTGCCATGGGGCTTTCCTTTAATCGACCATCCTTACGATTGCCTTTTATCGGCAAAAGTTGGGCCTGGCTCGAATATTGGAGCTAGAGGCGAAAGCTTCTATGCAAAATTATTTGCATCACCCATGACTTGTACTTCAGATCGGCTATACCGATGGTATAGGCACTACACCGATAACTTTCCTTACTGGAACGAAGCAGAAATGTTTCGTGTAAACCAGTTCGGTGAAGCTCGAATAGTTGCTGGGAGTCGTCTTAGCTTCGTGCCCAAGAACGTAAAGATCTCTAGGTGCATTTGCACCGAGCCCACACTGAATACATTTTTTCAGTTAGGGTTTGGTATGCACCTTGAATCCAGACTTAACGAGCAATTTGGCATTGCCCTGTCGAGTCAACAATTCAAGAATAGAGATCTTGCTAGATTAGGATCCATAACGGATGGTCTCGTGACACTGGATTTGTCCAGCGCGTCTGACACTATCTCATGCAAGATGTTAAAGTGGCTTTTGCCTCCCGATTTCTATCGGTGGCTCGAGCTGCTTCGATCTCCTGTTGTTGAGATACCTAATTTAGGTACGGTAGAGTTACATATGATTTCCTCTATGGGGAATGGTTTTACCTTCCCTCTGGAGACCCTTATATTCTCCGCCGTCGTCGCTGCTGCCCTCGAACAAAGGGGAATACCCTATGATCGGAGTCAGTCATCAAATCTTTGGGGTGTGTTCGGAGATGACATAATTTGTCCTGAGTTTTGTGCTCGGGATGTCATCCACCTTCTTACACTTTTAGGATTTGAGGTTAATAGCGATAAGTCCTTTGTAAAAGGACCGTTCCGTGAGTCTTGTGGATCAGACTTCTTTCTTGGTGCCGACATTCGTGGCATCTTTGTGAAAGAACTGAAAACGCAACCTCAACGTTTCTCTGCAATTAACCAGCTTGTCCGGTTTTCAACAAAAACCGGGATTGGGCTTCCTAAGCTTTTGGGACGTTTACTGGAAACAGTAGAATTTCTCCCTGTGCCAAGAAGTTCAAACATTGATTCGGGTCTCCAATTGCCGCGCTCTTTATCGGGTAATCTTTCTTGGGATCAAGATACTCAGAGCGTCTTCTATGACGCCTTTGTTCCTGTTACCAAGTATTACCATTTTAAAGAGTGGCAAGTTGTCGGACCTAGACGAAACAAGTCGTTAGTCTATAACCCCTCCGGGTTATTGGTTAGCGTGTTGCAGGGTGGGGCTTCATCACAGAAGATCCCTGTCAGGAATGATAGGGTTCGGTATGTGAAGAAGCGATTCACCAGTTCCAATTGGGACTGGTGTCCTTGTCCTGGTCGTGATCATAGTGATTACGGCCTTGACTGGTCACGGTGGGAATCCGTGCTTGAAGAC